AGTTTATTCCATCTTATACTATCATCGGGCTGTGTCATATTATAATTGTTTACATTCTCCTTGATCCAGAACTTCCCGTCATTATCCCAGTCCAAAACTAGGATGTTGTCATAATTTCCTATCTTAGTTTCTTTATTGCCATCATTGATATGTTCATTGATTATTTTCATGTGTTATCTCCTATTTTTTGTTGTCATTATACCCCTTAAAGCAATTTAACCATAGACTGAAAAACCCAATGTTTAATGCTGTTTTTGAAAATAATTATATGTATGTTTCCAGTATGTTAACGAAAAAAAAGCGTTTTTGAAAGAAGCATTGAACTTTTAATCATTTTTTATATATATATGACATATAATATATAATGTATATATAACGTATTTTTGCTTTTTTTAACAGTGTGTTTTCTGGAAACAACTTTTTTCTTGCGATATATAGGAGTAATAGCGAATATTTTATTTTATTGTACTAGTGTAATAATACACATACAAAAAAACTTTCGTGATTATTAGAGGTGTGAAATAACTCCACAAATTATAAGATGGCAGCATCACAGGTGATAGCTTTACAGCTATCCTGGCTACAATTTAAGATTGTAATATGCTCTATGAGAGATGATATTTATTGGCTCGTAGTTCGACCCCCGAGCCCTGCTCCCCCAAGTCCGGGCGCGCGCGATATATATTAAGCTACCTCGTGACAATTGTCCTTGGCTAACCTAGCATTCCAGTACCACAATTCCTCTCATTTCCCAATTACCTACTATTAACTATAATTAAAAAACCCTTGCATTAAATGAACAATGGATTTATAATGACAATGGTATGACTGTGTTCGGATTTCCTCCCTGGTAATCAACATCCACAGTCATACCCCTGATTTTACCTTAAGGACATAATATATGGCTTTACCAACAGTAGATGACAAGATTGTACCTGGCAAGACGAATGTTAAGAAGAACCTTACCACCGGGTTTGCATTGCCGGATCAGGCAGCGGTAGCCAACAAACAAGCGTTGGACCAGGCACAGAAGCTCAAGAAGCAGCAGATCCTTAAGCACTTGCAGGCTCAATCAACAGGCAAGGGTCAGACCAAGCAGGCGATAACCGGGGGCAAGTTAGTTTTACCGGGGGTACGTGACGTACCGGGTGATCGTACTGAACTCGCTAAGATACAAAAGTTCTATGACAAGTTTGCTAACGAGGTTGCAACTAATACTGGGTATGCAGCGAAGTTACTGGAGCAGCAGCAACTAGAAGGTGGGGATGGCCCATCGTGGATTGAAATGTTCAAGGAGTGGTGGAAACAGGGCAAGGCAACACGTGAGAAGCTTGCTGGCCACACACCTTTTATTAAGGGTGCAAAAAACGTTTTAGCAGCAGAGCGAGCCAAGAAATTAGACACTACCAACGTATCAATAATTGGTAAGTAATGCCTGACACCGACACACTCCCTGCACCTGTCAAAGTTGAAGACAAAACCATTCCCTACAAAGACATAATTTCTCCCTCTATATCAAGACAGGACAAGTACTGGCAGATCTATGCTGACAAGTACAAGAACCATCAGAAGACGGTAGAGCTTGCTGCCAGCTGGGGACTACATAGGAACACAATAGCGATGATATTGGGGTGGTGTTCCCTTCAAAAGCAGGATGAGATTAAAGCTGTCAAGGCGGGGATAGTAGCTGACATTGAGGATGCACAGGAGAGTGCCTTCTCTCAACTTGGCAAGATTAAACTTAACCCGCAGGACCTCAAACCAAAAGAACAAGCCGAGTACGAGGTAGCATTAAGGTCTGAACTGAGAAGGCTGATGAAATTAAAGGGAGAAGCAGCTGGGGTACTACACGGCGAGAAGAAGAACGGTGCCCAGCAGATCAACATTATTATGCCTGATGTAGCCAAGTTACGGCACTCAGGCAAGATCACACCAGAAGACCTAGATAGTGTTATCGAGGTCAAGGCTTAACAGTTAGATACTGTGGAGAATTGCAATGAGTGGGCCTAGCTTAGATTATTACAAACCGATTAGTCGGAACCAGGCGGAGTTTCACGCCAGCAAAGCTGCCCACAAATTGCTCCTCGGAGGGTACGGGTCCGGGAAAACCTACCCTGCAATCCACGAGTCACTCTTCCATTGCTTAGAGAACCCGGGACACGTATTCATTATGATGCGCAACACTTGGGATAGTGTCGAGGATAACATTGAACTGGAGACGGTTGCTATCTGTAAGGCAGCTGGGATATGCAAAAATCACGGGAAGGACAAACACAACCTCCTTCTTATTAATGACTGTCTTATTATGTTCAGGCCACTTACCTTAAAGAGGAAAGTAATGAAGGGCTGGAACGTGTGCGGATTTTTGATTGATGATCCGAACGTGCAGCGCTACGCTGACACACTCAGCTTTCTCTTCTCCCGTCTTCGGGATAAAGGAGTCGCTAAGGCTACCCGGTTCATAACCATATTCACAGCTAACTATGAGGGGCGGGACTGGATATGGCGTACCTTTATGAAGAACAGAGAACCTGGTGGGAATGGCAGGTTCGCGTATTGGATCTCCCCGACATCAGACAACACAACGCTATCACCTAATTTCATATCTGACCTGGCTGCTATACATTCTGAGGAGTGGATGAACCGGTACGTATATGCGAAGCTCGATCAGCACGTTGGAATTATTTATCATATGCTGGATAGGAAATTACATCATATGCCAGCCGAGACGTCCAAGGTGCTATGTGGCACCAAGATAATGGCTATTGATGTTGGGTTGGTACATAAGACAGTTGTAATAAAAATGGGAACTGACCGCAAAAATATCTATATCTATGATATGATTTACGAGCAAGGCTGGAAGAGTTCTAACCTTGGGCTTTATCTTAAGGGCGAGAAGACTAAGGACAGGTACAACCGTATGGTGATTGACCCTGCCTCAGCCAAAGGAGAGATGACAAGTGGCACAAGTGTTAAAGCAGACCTCAAAAAGAACTATGGTGTATTTACTGAGGGTGCTGATAATAATGTACTTGGTGGTATTCAGGTCATTCAGGACTTACTGAAACCTGCCATTGGATTACCGCGGATATATATTGATTTTGATAAATGCAAACCTCTTATTGAGGAGATGGAAGCCTATCGGTGGAAAGAGCCTCCAGATCAGGCGTTTGAAGAGAGTGGGTTTATTGAGATGCCTGTCAAAGTTAAAGATGATGCGGTAGACACAATACGCTACGGTGTTGCTTGGCTTAAGAAGTTTATTAAGGGTGTATACGAGCAGCTTGACGAAGAGCAGCTGGCACGATTTAAAGAAGAGATAAAGAAGAGACGGTCCCGATTGCCATTTTACCAGGAGCATCCTGGGATGGTGGATCCGGAAGTTTCCAGGATGACATCTAAGGAGGGCCGACATAACAAGAGATGGATGATGGTTAATGGAAAGCGGGTATACTGGGAAAAGCAGGTGGGTAGGAAAAAAGAGAGAGTATTGGTTGGGATGCAGTAGGAGATAGCATGAATCTGAAAGACAAATTATCAGAAAAGAAACTGGATGAGATCCAGACATTTCTTGTTAGTAGATTTACCGAGCTTGCATCAATGCGTAATCCACTGGATGAAGAGGTCAGGAAAGAAGTAGACATATATCATAACGTAGATGAGAACATAGACAAGAAACCACAATGGCACGAGAAGGTCAAGGACCCTTTCTTATGGTCCATCACTCAGGTGCTTATATCCAAGATGATAGCTAGCCTGTTTTCAACACAGAATTATCTGAAATTATACGTAGAAAGCGTGGATAATCCAGATCTCAATAGGATTGAGAAGCCACTTATGGCTTGGATGCAAGAGGAGCTCGATAAAGTAAAGCTCAGGACCAGGGGATATGATTTATTGGAGGAGGCATTTACTAAAAGAACAGCGTGGCTCCATTTAAGACCTATGCTTGTGGAAAAAGAGCTGGATGAACCGGATGAATACAAGTTAGAGCTCGACATTCTGGATTGGTACTCCGTATGGTTTGACATTAAGGCCAAAAACGAGTTCTGTACTGACTTTTTCGTAGAAAAAATAGTTAAGTTCCAGAAAGTTCGATATAACACAAAGACATATTTTAATCTTGATTTACTCAGGGAAACAACACCGTCTCACTGGGATCAAAACAGGATCCAGGAGCTTGAGGCCAAGTTAAAGAAAGGTGGCGGGGAGAATGACTATTACTACGGTAATTCCCGGCACGATAACACTAAAGAAGTAGCTCTTTATGAGTGGTACGGTGAGTATGACATAAGTGAAGAGGATCCGGAGGATGAGAACTATAAGCCAAAACTCAAAGAGTGTCTTTTTACCTTAGCTAATAAGACAACTTTGGTTAGAGTTGAGACGAATGAGATTGAGACTAAAAGGAAACGGTTGTTTTTCCCTATCCGTCCATTTAAACAAGCTAATTCCCTGGTCGGGAAATCAGTAGGGCAGATTAGTGGGGACAAACAGGAGGAGATCAACGAGATTGGTAGCCTGAGAATGCAGAACTTCAAGACACTCATCAAGTTAATGTTTAAATACAACCGGAATGCTGATATTGATCTAGACTCATTTTTTGCTGGTGGTGGTAACGCTATACCGTTTGATGATCCAGAGGATGTCACACTATTTGAGATTAAAGACGTACTAGGGTCTGCTTCCGGGATGCTGACATCTACTAAGAGTGATGTGCAGATGGATATGGGAGCGCTTGATGCAGCTATTGGAGCCGGGGGCGGGAAGGGCAACGAGACATCTTCCGGGATCCAGACTGCTGTGCAGCAAGCTAATACTCGGTTCGCACTATCAGCTCTTAATGTTCAATACGATCTACTTGAATGTATCAACTTCATAATGATACTACTGGCCAAGTATAATAAGGACGTAATATCGGTTAGACACCCTAAGTTGATGGAGTTTTTTGAAGATCAGAACATTACCAGGCTGGAGAATAGTTATTTCCTTGATCTATCCACCCGGGATCTGTCAATGAGACGGGACATTGAAAGGAATCAGTGGGCCAATATGGTCGCTATCCTTGCTCCGCTTATTCAGCAGAACGGTGGGAATATGACTCAGTTCTTAAGACAGCTGATGGAAGTATTTGATATGAGAAATATTGATCAGATCCTTGAGTCGGAGAGCCCAGAAGAAATTATGATGAAACTCGCCAATAACCCTGAGTTATCTAAGGCTGTGATGGATGGGTTAGCCCAGTTGCAGCAGGAGGCAGGTGGTCCGGGCAGTGGTTCCGGGCAGACAAAGAAAGTTCCAGACGGATCAGCGGTTGAGTTAGCTGGTAATCAAAATACGGACAGGTGATATGGAAACAAAAGATCCTAAAGAAACTCTTGAGAAAATAAAAATAATTAACTTGCAATTAGAAGGTCTTAATCGCATAATTGATATAACGGAGCAGCCGGGGTTCGATGACATACGCGCCTGGGTGGAAAGACAGGTCGAGAGGAACGGTAGAGTCAACATTAAGTCTTTGGCAAAACATAAAGACAGAGAGCTTCTTCACGATACAGTGCTTATGGCTGCAAACAAGGTTGATGTTTACCAGGGCTTTCTTAATCATTTTAAAAAAGTGACTCTGGAGAAATTGATTAAGGAATCTGAATCTAAAATTAAAGAACTATCAGATAGTTTAGGAGAAGACAATGGCTGATGAAATGGGAATTGAAGAAATTGATGATTTCACTGATCCTGCTGCTGGCGGATTAGACATAGGTGCAGAGGAAGAGATAATTGAAAACCCAGCTGAGGAGCCAGTGGGGACAATAATTACACAGACTTTAACAGATATGCCTGAGCTCGATGGGCTTAAGATAGGTGACTCTGTATCTCTTACTGTGCAGGACATAACAGATGACGGGTCGTACCAATTAGCAGTTGAGTCTGCTATTGAACTACCTGGAGAAGAAATGGCCTTGGAAGAAGGCGCTGGACCCGGGATGGCGGGTATTGCAGGCGCACTTTCATAATGCCTTTTAAGAGCGAATCCCAAAAGCGCAAATTACAAGCGCTTGTTAAAGATGGGGTTCTCTCAAAGAAGAAGTTTAGACAGATAGAAGAGGAGACTGGCGATATTGAATTGCCAGACCGACTAACTGCTAAACCTAAAAGACGGAGACGCGATTTAAAAGCGTTATCCTAGATCTAATTAAAGGAGTCAACATGGCGGACAAAGACGATAATGATGTGGGGAGTGTATTTGATAATATTTTAGACAATGGTGGAGACGGAGACAATGACCCAGATGCAGGGGCCCAAGGTGGCGCATCAGGAGATGCTGGAGCCGGAGACACATTTGATCCTAAAGTAGCTATTGAAGAATCGAAACAAGTTATTGAAGACCTTAAGACAGTTGTGCAGCAACAAAGCGATGAGCTTAAGAGTCTGAAAGAGGGTGATGGTATGCTAGAGATGCTTACCAAGAAGATCTCTCCTGCAGACCCAGACAAGCTGGACGTTGAGGAGCGAAAGAGACTGGCCTTAATGATGGATACTGATCCGCTAAGTGGCACCGAGCAAGTAGTTACGAAAAGTCTTAGCCCATTAGAGGCTAAGATAGATAAGCTGATTGAACAGCAAGCCCTTAAGGAAGGGACAGTAATGGCAGATAAAGCCATAGAAACGATTGATCGAGCTTATGAAGTAGACTGGGACGGTGATGACGGCAAGAAGATTAATGCTCAACTCTTAAGGATGACTGTTGAAGCTAAGCAGCAAGATCCCAAGAAGGCAATTCTTGAGGCAATGTTTTTAGCGAAGGTTGGCAAGAAGAAAAAAGGCGTGTTACTCCAGTCAGAGTTCGGTGATGGGACACCTGGTGATACCAGGATGGCTCCGAAAACCGAAAGTGATTTAATTAAAGCTCGCTTAGCCAAAGCTGCAGCAGCGAATGGTAACGAGTTTTACAAGAAATTGATCAGTTGATAGTATAGAAGCAGGTGGCGAAATTAAAATAAGGATTTAATTATGGCCGGACAACAAGGATCAGTAGCAGAATATAAGGACGGGGTACAATATCTCGCCACAGGACGTTTGAGAGTTGAGTATGAGGATGAGATTTCTTACCTCAATATAGACAAGACCCCTTTGATGGCTCTTCTGGGTAAAATCGGAAAGCAGGAAAAAGAGAGGATGGAATTTTTCTGGGCTACCCAGGAAAGGAAAGCAGACTTCGTTGCACTGGATGGCGACCCTGCGGGTGGAGCATGGGATGGTGGATCTGTTGCGACAGGGACACTTACGCTGGCTAGCTCAGCTAACGCGTGGCTTTTTAGTGCTAAAGACGTAATCATGATCCCAGCTTATTCTGGGACACGAACAATTTACGTTTTGTCAGTTGATCAGACGACAGGTATTTTAACCTGCCAGATGACTGATGACGCTGGAGCGGATTTTTCGGATCCTAACTACCTGGCTGGTGAAGATATTTTTCGTGTTGGTACTGCGTTTGAGGATGGATCTGGTGTTGGGACAATCAAGAATGAGCAGCCTAGCTATCTTTCTAATTATGTCCAGATCTTTCAAAATCCTCTGGGAGTCACAACCACAGCTCGTCACTTGAAATATAGAGGCGTATCTGAGTGGGACAAGCAGATGCTGGAGATCGGTGTGGATCACGAGTTTGACAAAGAGAAGACTTTTTTCTTTGGCCAAAAACATTTTGAGACTACTGGTTATGCAGCTGGTACTGATACTGAAGTGTATGGTCTTTGGTTTATGGATGGTATCAGGCAAAACATATCTACTAATTTAGTGGATGCAGGCGGAGCGTTGACACGTACTGAGCTTGACAACTATATGATCCAGACAAATAAGTACAGCAAGCAGCCGATGAACTTTGCTGGTGAACTTATTTTTCGAGGACTTACGCAATTTGCAGAAACGGATCTGCAAGTTAATCGTACAGAGAATACCCTTGGTATGGCAATCACGAAGTATGTGGATAGCTTTGGTAAAGTTGTTCCATTTACCGCTCACAGGGAATTGCTTACTGGTGCATTTACAGGTATGTTATTTAGCCTGGACCTTAGTGAACTAAAATATACTACACTGAAAGGGCTTAATACTCATATGGAAGTTGACGTACAGACTCCTGGTGTCAAGCAAAAAATTGATGAGTTCAGAACTTGGGCATCATTAAGATGGGGAAACGAGAAGACTCACGGACTCTTACATAACGTAACTTCAATTTCTCTCTAATAGTCGTAGCCTGCTTCAAGTTACGGGGGGAGGGGTGTTAAAGCTCCTCCCTTTTATTTTGTATTTTAATTTAAGGAGACAATGAATGTCTAAAAAAAACAACATTAAAGATGATGAGATCGATAAGATCCTGGATGACGTAGAAAGCGATGAGCTTGAAGACGACCCAGAAGATGAAGATCAATCTAATGAAGAAGACGAGTTTGAGGATGAGATTGAAGACGAAGAAGAGTTCGAGGACGTACCCGAACCAGAGCCCAAGAAGGTAGAACCCAAGAAGGTAGAACCCAAGAAGGTAGAGCCCAAGAAGGTAGAGCCCAAGAAGCCACTTGCAAAACCACCTGAGCCAGAGGCAAAGCTCAGGACTTTTATATCTAAGGCTCACGGTCTTAAGATAGTCAGAAGCCCCGACAGCAAGGGGTGGAACCCAGAGTCTAAGGTCTGGGAGCATGTCCCAGGTAAGAGTATTCACTTCCGTAATGGCAGGTACATAACCAAGGATCCGGAAGAGATCGCATTCTTGGACGAATATGCAAAGACAGGTGCTAGTGGTGAAAAGCTAGTTAATGTTAGCAAACAGTCTGAGGCGCTTATTAAGTTGTCTCAGAAGCTAAAAAGTGGACAAATCACAGAAGAAGAATTAAATAACATAACGACAGCTCTCGACAAAAGAAAGAGGCAGGGATCACAGGGAGCTGCAGGGGCTTTATAAGTGACATATGCTCAAGTAAAACTAAAAATACAAAAATATTTAAAGAACGATAGTAATGAGGACCTTATAGTTATTGAGGATCTTATTAACGAATGTAGTCTTGAACTTGTAAGAGAGAAAGAGTGGAGGAGAACTTTAACTAATGTTACTTTCACTCGTGATGGTAGCGAAGAGTACTTGCTATCAACTATCATAACCGCTGACACAGACCCTTATTTTGAGTCTGAGAAAGAACTACTTACTCCGTCATCAGACAACGAGAATTATCAAGATCTTCAAAAAACTTCCAGACCCAGGTACATCAAAGCAGCTGATAACACTAGTTATTGGTCAATAGATGCCACCAAGATTTACATTAAAGGTAGCGCTGGTGAAGTATACTTTTTTTATTATTCACCTGGCATTACATTCCCACTTGTCAATAAGACGGATACTAATTTTATTACTCAGTACTACTGGGACATTCTTTGTAAGTGGGTAGAGTGGCGGTTCTTTGAGTGGGCAGGGGACACAGAAGGAGCACAGGCAGAGCAGGCAATATTGGCTTTCAAGGTCAAGCAAAAGAAATCACAGGAGAACAGGGCGTTTAAATCCGGACAAGAGTTTATTATAAGCGCACACAATCGTGGAGTAGAGTAGGGCTAGATGAAAACTAGGTCCTTACGTACTTTCATCCAGGGTCTTTTTGAAAAAGACGGAGACGAGGCCCGCATCCCAGATCCATTTCTAATCAAAGCACATAACGTAGACATAGACGCTACCGGGAAAATAATACGTAGACGCGGGTACGAGAAATGGGATGACCTTATTGGTGATGATAGATTTAAGGGTAAGAAGATCCAGAAGATGTTCTCTTTCACAGATGTTTACGATAAAGTTTATGTTGGTGTCATAGCAGATGGTCAGGTCCATATGTTAATGGACGCTGGCGAGGGTGTCAAAGAGTGGATTATCATTAATGGCAAAGGTGACATCACAATTAAAGAGAAGAATTGCCAGGTCCAGGTCACTAATTACCTTAATGCGTTATTTATTAACGACACAAACAACGACTTATACTTGTGGGATCCAACCGAGTTTGACAAAGATGGGTGGGTGACATCAGGCCAGCGGTCATTTTACTTTGCTGGTGATACAATCTATTACAGAGAAAACTCTTCGTTTGACCCTGTTTGGAGATCATATCCAATTATAGGTGTGGGCACAGTAGCACATACTTTCACGATAGATGGTGACTTCCAGCATATGTTTGAGATCGGAGACTACTTGGGAATAGATGAGTCAACTGGTAATAATCGCACCGGGTATAGTTCTTTTTATAATCAGGATGAAGAGGATAATACTTTTTATACTGTGACTGGTGTGAACTTAGTTGGTGGCGATACAGTGGTAACAGTTAATGAAGCCATAGCGAGTGCTGTTGTGAATGGTAACTTACGTACAAAGGATAGGGTTAAAATTGAAAATAACTTAATACCTAATCCGGAAGGCACATCTGTATGGACATCGCTTGCTGCATTGACAGCTGCCAATCTTGCAACACTCAGCTTAGGATATTGTGTTAAGGTGTCTACATTATATGGCACGTTTTATTTTGTATTAAACAATGGCAAGTCACAAGTGGCTAATGAGAAGAAGCAGATCATAAAGTTTAATGACAGGATGGAATGCAAGGGTATTGTTGAGTATGGTGGCCTAGACGTTGGATCTGAGGTTTTGAGTTTTGGCTATCAGGATGAGGTCTTATATCTCTATTGTCAAGATGGCCAGATAGAGGCTATCGATATTGATACTCTGGTGGCGTCCATTGTCCCCAGTACTGATACAGTTAGTCGGTTGGCTGGCGTGACAAATAGCGCTGGCATAAAGCAGTATTCTCTGGACGCTAATGAGCACGGGCTTTTCCTTTATACGCCCACCATATATACTGGGGCTGATGGAGCGGAGGATTTTGAAAATCCGTATTATCAGCCACAGCTAATTAATCCTGTAACGTTTGACATTACAACGCCCTCTTATGAAATCATAACTCCCGATGATGTTTTTATGGATTTAGAAGGTAGGGGATCTCCCCTGAGCCCCTTCCCTGGCACAGGGAAGTTTGGTGATATTTTTAATGGTGTTTCTGACTGGAAGACAGTGGCTACGGGTACCATAGGATCAGGAGCTGCTGGATCAAAGACGGGCAGTAGTGTTCCGATAATAAAAAATATTTTTAATGAAAGCGATCTCATCGAAGTTATACCTAATTTTCAGGCAGGGTTGGAGAGTATTTTGTCTGAGGACGAAATGTGGATTAGCACCTTAAGGAGTTACTATTCTTGGCATTACTCAAATAATTTGTTTGATGATGACATGAGGGCTAGGGCTCTCCAACTTAGACCGTTTGATTTGGTGACACTTGAGTTTCCCACTCTCCCGCCCCCAGTCAATAGCCCAAGGAAAAATTATGTAGGATGGGAGACTGATTCTGGCTTTTCGGCTTTGGTTGGTGGAGGGAAAGGGATTTTCGTAAGGGTGAACCCTCTTTTTGCTGGTGCCGCAACGTCAGATGTCTTTTTGAAAAACGCCTGGTCAGGATCTGTTGCCTTGACAGATAGCGGTCTATTAAAAAATAATTATTTTAATTCAATTTATTATGGAGGACAAGAGATTTCTCCTTATCCAATAGCATTTAGGTATAGTTATACAGCTGAAAAAAATATCAATCAGAGTCTTAATAGGGTTACAGCTTGGGATTTTAGATCTAGTTTAGTAGATTCAGATATGGGCGGAGAGGTGGTGAATAGACTCACAAGGTATCAGCTCAGTCCATTTCAGCGTAGAGATTCATATATAGGCGGGACTAATTGGGGGAAAGAGTCATCTCGTGGTAGGTATAATGTTGCTAATTTAGCGTCCTTGGTTGGTGTGGCAGGCGGGGAATGGAGTAATGGTGGCATTGGTGACGATGGAACAGAGGCCAATATGTGGCATAGTGTTAAGTATGATTACCGTAAAGTTATAGATCTTCTTACAGGCGAAGGTTATCATTGGGAGCCAAAATACTATCCAATGACGCAGTATGCGAAGGGTTATGTTGCTGGCGGAGTTAATGCTATAACTGCACTGACTCACCATCCTTATTTTGCTTACAGTAGAATAGGAGAAGGACCGAATATTATTGGTGCGTATCCCTTTAGTGCTACTATGTCTTTAACAGGCAATACCGTAGGAAGTATAGAAAGAAATACCAGTTTCTTTTTTCTAGATGGTTCCGGCTATTCGGCTACCCATTTTGCAGCACCAGCAGCACAGACTTATACTTGTGCCTATGCTCTTTTGGTTGGAATAGATTATGAGGGAGAGTTTTTGGCCAAGACGGTAAATGATATTAAGAACGAGACACATCAATGGAGATACATTCTACCTACTGGCCTTATAGCAGAAATACATAGTTTGTGTCCTGTTCAGGTTTTGGGTGACGAGGTATCATTTGGAGTAGATATGGATAATGCCACCCCAGCGACACCTGGTGTTGGTAAATACCTTTCCGCAAACATTGATAAAACAAGTCTTAATTTTATGAAATTAACAGAGATTAAGACTTTGGGGTATGACAGGGTGGATGGCGATACGGGCACAAGATCTAAGGCTGTTGTCCAGGGAGATATTCCTGCCTTTAGGTGGACCGCGCTTAGGGGTAAGACTGTAACGGTTGGTGACTATACATCAGAAATAAGTGTGCGCGGAGAGTGGGAGAGCCCAGATGCCCAATCTAAGCAAGATGATTTTACACCTCTTATTACCTATGGATCTAATATGGTTGTTGGGGCAAGGAAGCAGATGGTTGCTGGGCTTGACATACAAGGGAAGAGTAGGGATATGCTTAGACATCTTGGTGTGCCCAGGTCGCCAGTAGCTACAGCCGACACAGGCACATCAACTTTTACCCTTGGCTATCAGTATCGGTATCGCACAGGTTTTAGATTTTACGAGGGATCTACCACTCATTTGTCTGAGCCATCAGAGATTATAACTATAACTCTTGATTTGGGCATCTATATTTACCTTAAAGAATTAAATCTTCTAGATAAAGATGGGACGCTACTTTATGAAGAGAAGGATGTAGAGTATATTCAGTTGTATCGTGAAGAAAGGGCAACGGAAGACGTTGAGTTTTCGGAGCCGTATTTGCTCGCTGCATTAGAGCGAAGAGCAGACGATGGTGAGTGGGCTCACCTACTAGAGGACATAGAAACATACAAAGATGAAGTTAAGGCCATAGGTTATGTCAAGTTTTCTATTGAAAATGTTTTAGAATATCCGGTTGAAGGTATAACTACTCACAAGAATAGACTCATCCTGGTGAACCGAAAAGATTACCGGGTTACCAATGTATTGTTTTATTCAAACACAGACTTAGCTCAATCAATCCCTCCCGATAATGCCAGACCTATTGAGCCTGGCGATGCTGATAGACTTATTTCGGCTGTATCTGCTGGTGATTTTTTGTATCTCTTTAAGAAGAATAAGATCTATGCGATCCTGGGAGACGTAGAGACAGGCCAGATAATTGACGTTACTAAAAAGATGGGGTGCTCATACCCCAATATGATCGTGCCTTATGATAATAAGACCTGTTATTTTTTGAATGAGCACGGTGTCTACTCTGTAAATAATGGCCAATTAGTGCAGATAGCCCTTATCCCTGAGCGTCTGGCTAATTACTTTGATCAGGATAGGCACGATTGTATTGACTTCGCAAATGTAGCCTGTAATGGTTTTGCTCACCTAGATATCGACAAGTCACAGGTCCACTTCTATGTTATCCAGAAGGAGGACGGTACTAGTGGTAAGCGCAATAACCTTATAATTATATACGACATAAAGTATGACAATTTCAAGACCTACTCTTACTACAATGATATGACAGACCGTGAGACTTGCCGGGATGTAGTCACAGGTGAAATGATGGAGTTAATGTCTGACTATGATGGCAATATTTTCAAAGTTTCTAAGTCAAAGCATGATGACTACCATCCAATAAAGTACGTGATCAGGACCAAGGAGTTTAATCTTGACAGTAGTTTTATGCGAAAATCTTATGAGATGGTTAAAATCTATGGCAAGTATCTCGACTCAATTAGAGTTACCTACTGGATAGATGGAGTACGGAAAATGGGTGTTGTCTCTTCCCGTAAAAATGCTAATGGGAAAGGAGAAGCTACGGCCAGAGTCAGAGGCAAGGCCATCGCTAATTCCATAGTAATTGAGATTTCGGGTGAGGCTCTCAATGAAGCACCGTTTGAGATTGAAGAGATGCTGGTTGGGTTCCAACCTCTAAGAGGTGGCATTGTATGAAAGAGTTAATTTATCACCAGGATATGAAAGATGCGGATAGGATAAATCTGCAAATTGTGCAGGAAGCGTTGAACAATCTGAGTGGAGACAAGCGAGATCTTACTTTGACCTACGCCAATAGCACACACATAGATGAAGATATGGCAATCAATGAGAACGAGAGTCTTGTTATTGCGGATTTCATAGAAGTAGTTAATAGCCTAATTGTCAATGGTACATTGGAGTTAATGTGAGTCAGTTAATATTGAATAACAATACAACATCACCTGATGCCGGAGCAGCTGGGAAGATAAAGATATATACTAAGACAGACCTGGCTTTGTATATGAAGGACCACGCTGGTACTGAGACTTTGCTTAGTGCCGTTGCGGTGGCTGGTGGAGGGACAGAGCTTAGGCTTGAGTCACCAGATGGTAGCATGTGGGCTATTAGAATAACGAATGTAGGATCTTTAACAAGGACATTATTACCGTGAAAAAAATAATTATACTTATTACATTTTTGCTGTCTACTATATGTAGTCAGACCATTTACGAGGTCAACACCTCTGAGGAGGGGACCAATATTTTTAATGGGATGCTGAGCAATGCTGCTGGTATAATCGCTGGTATTATTTCTACTAATGGGGTTGCAGATTCAGTTATATATGTAAGTAATTATTCTATAGGTGTATCTAACTATGCTGTATTTAACTACTCTGTTGAGCAAACAGACATTACTAATCTTTCTAATAGTATTAATGGTGTGTCTAACTACGTTATACTTAATTACTCCATTGAACAAACAGATTTTACTAATCTTTCTAATAGGATAACAGATGCTACTAATGGGTTGCCGGAGCTGATAGTGGCTGGTGATCTTGCCAATAGTAATAATGCTGGAGCAGTTGCAACTGGGTTGACTAACTACACAGATAGTGCTACTAATGGGTTGCCGGAGCTGATAGTGGCTGGTGATCTTGCCAATAGTAATAATGCTGGAGCAGTTGCAACTGGGTTGACTAACTATACAGATAGTGCTACTAACGGGCTGCCGGAGCTG